TGAACGATCTGCGCGCGCAGGATCGAGGCGGTCGGCGTCGGCACGTCAAGGATGGGAAGCTGCACCAGGATCACGGCGGCGGCCTTGCCGCTGCGCTCATTGAGAACGCCCAAGGTCTTCTGGATTTCGTTCGGCGTGACCGCCTTTCTCTCCAGGATGATGGCGATGTTCACCAGCGACTGCGAAGCGAGGATGCGGCCGTAGCAGTCCTCTTGGACGCGGAAAAGAACTTCTCTATCAGCGCTCATCCGTTTTGCCCTCCCTGCTGCCAGGCTTCGATGATGGCCGCGCTTACGGATGCGCTATAGTTCTCGGCGCATTCCTCGATGCCGGTGCGGAACATCGCGCGCGCCGGAAAGCGCATGTGCATCGGATGCGATTTCACAACGCTGATTCCGCTCGCGGCGAGCTTGCGGCTGCCGCGGCCGGTCAGGGTGAAGCGGTCGTTGCCCGAGTTGCGGCGCGTGAATTGCCGGACAGTGACGATCTGGTCGATGCCGTGTTCATGGACGCCGGCATAGATGACATTGCTGCCGATCGAGGACGAGATCGTGCCGTCGGTGAGCTCCTCCGCCTCCGTCGCGCGCACCGAGCTGCGCAGCCGGTTGCTGCGCACGCCGAGGGTAGTCGGCCCGCGCTGCGAAAGCTTGGTGGCCGAGATATGCCCGATCGTATTCTGGTTCTCCGCATCGAGCGCTCCCTCGATGGCTTTCGCCATCGCCTCCGGGAAGGCTTGGAGGCGCCGTACGATGTCCTCGGCGTTGGAAGTGATCGCGATGTCGCTCATGTGGTCATCGAGTAGCGGATGAACGAATTGAGCAGCGCCTTCACATCGGGCAGGAGATCGATCAGGGCGAGCGATGGCACGACGCGGGTGTGGACGCTGTGCGGGTTGGTCGCGACCGCCAGGCCGAGCTTGTCGCGCTGAGTCCAGACATGCTCGCATTGGAGCTGCCAGGCGAGGAGCAGCTCGGGCGGCAAGGGGAAGCTTCCCACCGGCGGGGTGGTCGGATAACCCATATCCGTCGGCTCAAGCTGCTCGAAGAAATATCCGCCGTCATAGGTGAAGCGGATCCTCGCCATGTGGAAGCCGGGGAAGATCGGGAAGGTCACCAGGCCGGACAGGCTCGCGACGCACCAGACCATGTCATTGACGTTACCCTGGTCCTGCCATCCGTCCGTCTCCGACCATTTGACCTCGATCTTCGAGAGCCGCTCGACGGGAATACGCGGGAGGTTGACATGATGGATGTCGGCCGAGCATTCGAAAATATCGCCGGTCATGCGAAGTAGCTTGCGGTTGCAATATTGCTCTATCCGGCCGGCGACGCCCTTTCCGATGGCCTCAAGCTGCGAATCGTAATCGGTGCCCGCGAGCAGCGCCGGAGCGAGCAGCCAGGATTTGAGGGTCGAGAGATTGGAAAGGCCGACGTTCATTTGGTCCGTATGGGATTAGGCAGCGGCCGCGAGATCGGTGAAGGCACCGGGCGAGTGCGGATGCCGGACGGTTGGTTGATTTCTGGTTTCGTGATCATGGCGACTTCTCTAAAAAGCCCCGCCGCCCGTGCGGCGGAGCTCGAAGAGAATTCATTTCGTGAACTCAGGTGGTGGACGTGACCAGGGCGGCGACGGCCTTGGAAGCCATGTAGCCCACCGTCAGGCGCTCCAGCGCGCGCACCAGGATTTCGTCGGTCGTGAACGCGGCATCACGGCTCGTGTCGAACCGCACCCCGTTGCGAAGACCGAGATACTGGTAGCTCACGTCGCCGAAGGCCACGTAAGGCGTGGTGACGACAGCCGAGCTGGTGAGAACCGGCATGACGTTGATCCACTGGATCGGGAAGCCGTCGAGCGTGGCGGGCGAAGTCGCCGTGCCGCGCTGGTAGGGCTGCACCGTGGCCGAGGTGTTGAACGAGACCAGGAGAGCCTCGAAGGTGCGGTGCATGAAATAACTCGCGTTATTGAAGACCACACCGGAGAGGGTCGAGAGGCCGCGCAGGTTGCGGAAATCCGCAAGCGTGGCCTGGCTGATCGCCGTCTTGCCGCTGTTCGTTGCGCCGCCGAGGACGTAGGTGCAGGAATCCGTCACCGCGGCCTGGAGGATGCCAGGGCCGGCGCCGTTGATGCCGCTGTCGGCACCCGTGCTGGTGAAGACCTGCGTGTCCTCGATGCGGGCGATGTTGCGCGCGGTGTAACGGGCGAGGAACTGGCCCATCGAGACAATGGAGTCCTCGTCGATTTCCTCCGGAAGCCGGATGAGGCCGCCGAACTTTTCCGCGGTGAACGTGACGAACGCGATCTGCGGGCTTTTCTCCGTGACGGTGCCGGACTGCGCGATCAACCCGAAGGTCGTGTCGGTGGTGAGCTTCGGCAGCTTCACGGTGAGGGCGCCCATCGGGAAGACGGTGGCGAACTGCCGGCCCTGGCCGTATTGATAGACGAGCTCGACGATCTCGCCCGAATACTCGGTCGGGAGCGGAATGTCAGAGCTCGTCAGAGCGGCCTTGTGATGGACGCCGAGGATGTCCCTGGCCAGGCCCTGCGCCTGGTCGAGCGAGCGAGTGCCGAGGCGGCCTTGATTGCAGGCCGCCATGAGAATCAGGCCGCCAAGATGGCGGGCGCAATCCTCCGAGACGAACTCGCCCGGCCGGCGAACATGGTTCCGCTTGATTGCGATCTGCTGCTTGCGGAAGCTGTCGAGCTCCATCTTGACCTGCTCGACGACCTTCGTGACAGCGTCGTAATCCTCGCGGTTTTTGCCGACGGACTTTTCGATCTGGTCGAGTTGCTCCAGTCGCTTGTTGATGCTGCCGAGCGAAGCGATAAGCTGCTCGTCGATGGATTTGGCGCCGGGCTCGGCGATCACGGCCATCGAAAGGCGGGGCGCCCCGAAGGGAGTCGCCTTGAGCAGATTGTAGCATGCGACGAACGTGACCGCCGCGAACAATTTCAGGAACGGGTGAACGTGCGAGAAATAGAATTTATTCAGGAATTTCATTTGATTTTTAGATGTGAGCTTGGATCGCCGCCAGCAGTGCGAGTTTTGTCCGCGGACGGACCGCGCCGGCGGCCGCGGAATGATCGGCCGGCGTGGTGGTTTTCATGCCCGCATAGTGGGCGGCAAATTGATCGATGTCCTTTTCGGTGAGGCAGCCCGCCTTGTAGGCCTTGGCCAGGGCGTTCGGATTCGCTCCGATCACGCAGGAGCTGAGCTCGATCTGCTCCTGCTGGACATAGACGCAGGTGAGCTTCGTCGCGTCCTCCATCGAGACCTTGAGCGCTGCGAGCTGGGCGAGGAACCCGCTCTGGTCGGCGTCCCATTTGGTGACGTATTTCGTCGGATAGAACCCGACCGAGACGGCCTTGAGGAATCCGCCCACTGTCATCTTCCAGCCGAGCTCGGCCAGGCTGCCGGGCACGTCCTTCGCCCATTGCACGCGCTCGACGAGCTGGTTGCCCTGGATGTCGTGGCTGATCACGCGGCCCATCAGTTTTTCGATCGTCGAGTAGTCGTGCGAATCGACGAAGGGGGCGTTCTTGGAAAAGCGGTTGAATTGCCAGCCGTTGACCCGGATGATCTCGTTGTAGCAATCGAGCGTCTCGTCGCTCGCGACGTAATCGCAGATGCCCTGATCGGCGTCGATGATGCGGACCTCGGGATGGATTTCACGGCGCAGCGGCTGGCCGGAGGAAAGAAGTGTGGCGATTGGATTCATTTTATGGGTGGAAAAATCGGGTCATTCGTCGTCGGGTCCCTTCGCGACCGCGATGGACACGCAGTGGCAATTGATCACGTTGTCGGGCGAGCCGTCGCTGTCTCCGGGATAATCTAGCTCCTCGCCTTCGACGACGAAGGGCTCATCGGCCGGGACCGTCTGGCCCTCCGCCTCGAGATGCGCGGGCCGGACGTTGGCGTTTCCGCTCGTCAGCCATTGCTTCCATTTCACGCCGGCGAAGAGCATCGCCTCATGCCGGCCGGCGCCATAGGCCGCGCTCGTCTCGGTCGCCGCGATCGTGCGCGCCCGCCCGTCGGAAATGTCGTTGAAGGCGCCTTTCACACGCGTTGCAAGCTGGTCTGCTGTGTCTCCGCCATCGAGGCCCTCGCTCAGGGTCTCCTTGATATTGTCGAAGACCTCGTCAGGCACGCCACCCAGCCGGTTTTCGCGCTTGTCGATGAAATCTTTCACCGCGGCCGGCGGATATTTGAAGACATCATCCTTCTTCCCAACCTCCTCCAGGAGCTGCTGGCCTGCCGTGTCGAGCGAGATCGAGGCCTGTTTGCGCATCGCGGCGAAAAACCGGTTCGCAAAATTGTGCTTATTGAAGACCAGGTCCGCGGCGGCCGTGCGCGTGACCGGCTTGGCGGACGATTTTCCGGCCGTGACATCGATCAAGGTCGCATGGGCCTCGATTTTGCGCAGGGTCTCGATCCTGGCCGCCATCAGCTCGCGGTTGATCCGGCTCTCGTATTGCTTCATCGTCGAGCGCCGCTTCGAGACGTGATCCTTCCATCGAGCGATGCGCTGGGGATCGCGGGCGCGGGTCGAGACCGGTGCACCATGGCAGGTGCAGACGAAGAACCGAAATTCATCCTTTTCCCCAGGTGAGGGCAAGGCCGGCGCCGGCTCGACCGGAACCGCATGGGAGTTGCGGATGCGCGCCGCGACGAGCGCCTTGAGGACTGCGATCTCCGGCCGCAGGGGAATCTTGCCATCGGCCTCTTCCGCCGGCGTCTCAGCCAGCGATGGATCGGTGATAGGCGAGGTCGCATTCTCGACCGGCCCGACCGTGAACGAGACATAGGGGATATCCCAGCCCTTGAAAGGCTGCATCCCGAGATCGAGATAGGAATTGATGTCGCTCCAGGCCATGCCCGAGCCCCAAAGCTTGAGCGCGGTGTCGATGCGGCCATTGCGCACTTCGACCATGACGGGATGATCATCCCATTCCAGCTCGGCGGTAAGCATGGCTCCGGTCATCCGCATGGCCACGGCCGCAAGCACGCTGGCGATCTGGCTACCGAGCGGCATGCAGGTGCGGATTACAAGCTGGTAATAGTCGCTGTCCTTCCCCATCGAATAGCTCGCCTTCACCTCGGCCATCGAAGGCGGAACGCCAAAGGCCACGAAAATCTCCTGGTGCGAGAGCGCCTTGCTCGCGATGACATCGGTGCCCGCCGCCTGCTCAACCGGCCGCTCGACTGAGATGTCGCCGGTGAGGAACAAATCCTTGGCAACGCCCATGTGCAGCGCGCGACGCTTTTCCCGCAGGTCGGCCACGATCTGCTCGCGCTGCTCGTTGGAGGCGATGCCGTTTTTGCCAATGACGAGCATGCCTTGGTCGCCATTGTTGCGCATCAGGTCGCGGATATAGGTGCCGGTCAGGAACGCCCCCTCGGTCGCCACCCTGGCCGCCTTGTAATCGCCCAGGCCGCGCCATTCGTCATAAGGATTGAAGGCCTTCCAATGGATGACCTGGTCGGGCAGAAAGATTGTATGCCTGCCCTGCTGATCGGTATATTCATAGCCCTGGAGCTGGCCGCTGCTGACGATCAGCCGCATATGATCCGGCCGGGCGATGAAGAACGGTGTCAACATGGCTGGGTTCCGGCGCATGCCGGAGAGCGCCCAGCTATCATCGAAGCAGAGGAAAAACTCACCCTCCAGCTTGGCCCAGCTCGCCAGATCGCGGATCACCTCCTGGCGGCTCAGGCGCGGCTGCTGGGCGCCCGATATCTTCGGCCCGAGTGCCGGCGCTTCCCACCAGGCGTCAAAGGCCGGATTGGAGAAAGGCTGCTCGCCCTCATAGAAACAAAGCCGGCGCGAGACCAATTCGCCGGCGATATGGTTGATCGCCGCATGCACCCAGGCGGATTGCTGGAAAGGCCAGGTGAGATGATTGGCCCGGTTGGAATAGAGATCCTCCCCGTGGATAAAGGCGCTCGCCAGGGCGGTGAAGGTCTTGGTCTTGGCCAGGCGGCCAAAGGCCGAGGAAACGACCGGAGGGACAAAATCGCGTAATTTCATGCGTTAACCCTCCCGCTGCGTGGTCTTGCAATCGCGCGCTGAGCTTTTGCATTTTTGTCGGAACCGCCGGCACGGGTGTTGATACCCGCCAAACAAACGTCGGGCATCCTGGAGCGTTTCCGGCTTTCCGAAAAAGGGGCGATTTTGGGCAAAAAGGTCATCAGATGAGGGTGGAGGAGTAGCTGCCGCTGCCTTCGCCGGCCGCCCGCACAGCCAATGCAAGGCCTGTGCAGCGGTCGCTATGGCCCTCCTCCGTGCGCGGGGCCGAGTAGGTGTATTCGCCCTTGCGGATGATCTGCTTCATGGCGTGGAAATCCTCGCGGCAGGCGGTCGAGATGGGAACGCGCAGGCGGGTCGGTGCCTCGAAAGCCCGGCGCAGCTTGGGAAAAATCTGGCGCTTGAAGGGCGCGGTGAAGGTGCAGAGCTCGATCTTGCCGAAGAGATGCTTCTGCGGATTCCATTCGCCATGCTTGCGCACGAGGTGATCGCCCAGGCCGATACCAGGGCCGGTGTAGTCGAAGCAGACCCGCGTCGCGCGCTGGATGCGCTTGTCGAGCATCACCTCCTGGTCCGGCGTGGACATGCCCCGCTCCGCAAGGACCTCGCGCGTCCAGCGGATGTCCCCGACCGTTTCCAGGGCATAGCAGACGGTGGGATCATTCGTCCGGCCGAAGTCGATCCCGAGATCAACCCGGTTGCCGCCGCGCACGTCCCAGAAAGCCGGGTCGCAGAATTCACCGGCCTCGGCGCTCTCGGCCAGGGCGATGATATCGTAAGGCAGAAGCACGTTGCTGCCGTCGAGAAATTCGAGGTCGAATTCCTGCGCGGCCGATTCCGGGTCATCCATCGCCGCCCGCAGCTCGGCGCCATCGACCGGCAACCCCTGGCTGATCGCATCATCGAGCGTGACGCGATGAACGCTCCAGGCCGCGAGGCGCTTGGGATCGAGCGGACCGTCGGCCTCCTGACCTGGGCCGCGATAATTGTCCGCAAAAAGTTTGTGGATCAGGTCGCCCTTGCCGTTGGGCGTGGTGATGATCCGCGCCTTCTTCAATCCGCCGCGCAGGGGATTGGTGATTGAGGGCAGGATCGCCCTCCAGGTGAGCTTGAGATTCTCGAAGAAGGCCGCCTCTGTGAGGAGCACGTTCGCCGAAAATCCGCGCACGGTATCGGGCCGGCCGGGCACGGCGATGACGCGCGAGCCGTTTGAAAACATGACCTCCGCGGACTTGAGTAGCGCTTCGGGATGGGATCCGTCGCGGGTGACGATTTGATCGTCGATCGCGAGCTTGTAGGCCTCCGTCCAGTCCTTGACCTTCGCCAGTGTCTCGAAGCTCTGGCGCTCGGATGGCGCGGCGATCAGCCAGGGACACTTCGGCGTTGTATAGCAATCGTTGACGATTTCCTCCGAGGCGGAAAAATCCTTGCCCGTCTGGCGCCCCCAAATTCCGAGCTTGAACCGCGCCGGGTCTTCGACCCAACGCCGCTGGTAGGGCAGCATGATCTCGCGCGGCGAGACGATGCGCGGGTTTTTTTTGCGCGCGCTCATTTGTCGCCGAAGATCGCCCGATAGCGGGCCAGTTTCTCCTCCGCAGAAAGATCGTTGTCCTCGGCCACCGCCTTGCCGGCATCGGCCTGTTTTGCTTTTTCCTCCAGGAGCGCGATCCGCCGCTCCGCGATTCCGACTTCGCGCTGCTTGAGCTCGATCCGGCGCGCATCGCCGATGATCATCGCGAGCTTTGTCAGCTCGTCGATGTTGCCATTCTTCGCCACCGCGCGCTCGAAGGCCTTCTGCTTCACCAGGGAGAGCGTCACCTTGTCGAAGGTCGGATCGGCCGTGAGCAGCTCCTTCTCGACCAGCGCCGCGAAGGCCGAGGCTTCCGAATAGCGCAAGGCAAAGCATTGCGTGGAGTAGAACTGCGAAAGGGCGCTGATGGAGGTCTTGATGTTGAAATCCTGCTCCAGCCGCTCCTTCGCGACCTCGTATTTCATGTTCTCGTCCACCAGCCAGTCGCGCAGCATCTTCTTCTGGTGCGGAGGAAGCGAATCGAGCTTGGAATCGGAACGTTTTTTTCGGCTCATACATGTCCGAGGGGCTGGCCAAGGCGGCGGGTGAAACTCAGAACACCCGCCGCCAGGGACCTAACACCATGCAAACTTCCGGCGGGACTGATGGCCCCCGGAATCGGGAAAAAAGTGATTGATGCGGTCATCATGGGTTTTCCGCCAACCAGGCGCGCCCGCCATCGCTCAGCTTCCATTTCTTTCCGGTCTCGGCCAGAACGCCGGTGATGAGCCGGCCGGTATCGAGATAGCCGATCGAATTGTCCAACTCGCCCGTGGTCGGAGATGGCACGACGAGAAGAGAAATCTCATCGCGCAGGATCGAATCGGGCAGAAGATAGTTCCCGCAGTTGGAAAGCGTGCGCAGGATGGCGCGATCGATCCGATGCTGGCGAGCGTCTCTCACTTGGACATCCTCCCGGCGATTTCGCTGACGCGAGCGAGAATCATGTTCACCCGCTCATGCACGCCGATAAAATCGCTCTTCACTTCGCGGCGGAGCGCATCCGTTTTGCCCTCGATCGCCTGGTGTAATCCGGCGATCGACGTTGACCGCTTCCGATCAAGGGCATCGAAACCATCGCTGATTTTCGCTGCGATATTGTCGACGCGAGCCCGCAGCTCCTCGACTTCTTCCTTGGTCGCGAATTTTTCCGCCGCCTGGACGATCAACGGCTGAGGAGCGATATGCGCCTTGGCACCATTCCGCTCAGCAAAAGATTCGCGGCGATCGCTCCGCAGACGCAGAGCGATATCGAGGATGATGAGCGCGCATGCGCACCAGATTCCGAACTGTTCAAAGCTCGGCGACGGAAGATCGGCGAAGAGAGAAGGCATCGGTCCTGGTCCTCAGCTTTTGGCGGCGTTCTTCGTCGCGGACGCCTCGATGTCGCTCTTTAGCTTGTGGCCGAACTCGGCCGCGCGGCCGAGGATGCGCAGCTCCTCATCGCGCATGCGGGCGATGATCCGCGATTCCTCGGCCTGAACTTTTTCCGCGACCTTTCCGGCGATCGATGGGAATGCGAAAATGAAAATAAAAAGCCAGAAGCCCGAGGTGATGGTGAAGGTGACGATGATGACAGGAATCATGATGCAGGTGGATTTGAAGGAATGGAATTTGCCGAAGGTTTGGAGGGAACGAACTGGAGCATCTGGCGGCTTCCGAACCACCACATGATTGCCGCAGTCCAGGCCGTGACCGTCGCGCGGATGATGAAATCGCGCATATCCGGCGCGCAGCCGGGATAAATTTCCGCGACGAAGATCGTGAGTCCGGCGGTCAACGTCGGGCGCCACAAAGAAAGAATGCCAGCAATCCAGGAGGGGACGTTGCTTGCGAGGGAACCAGCGGCGACTTGCGAGGCCTCGAAGGATGCATTTGCTCCCTGCTCCTGGGTGAGCTTCAGCTGCTCAGCCGAGAGCTTGCTCTGCGCATCGGATGCCGCGGCGATGCGCTGCAATTCGAGGGCGGCCATGGCCTCGTCGTGCTTGTATTGATTTTTCGCCTGAAAGATCGAGACGATGCCGGTGCCGATGCTTCCGACCAGGCCGAGGATGCCGCCGCTGGCCGCATTGGCCGCTGTGCCGAGAATGGTTTGGACGAGATTCGAGTCCATTTTATGGAGCCTTTCCGTCAGGCGAGGACGCGCCTTTTTCCTGGTAGGATTTCACGCCGGAGTAGCCGAGGATGATGGCATTGGCGGCGCCGAGGTATCCGGTGACGGTGAGCGGGATTTCCATCATCTGGATTTTGGCGATCGAGAGCGCGGCCCAGATGAAGAGCGGCAGGAGAACGATAGCAGGCACGGTGAGAATCACCAGGAGCCGGGTGTGACTCAGTTTGCCCGAGCGATCATGGAAAAATCCCTTGTTCATGTTTTTATAGGCGTTCGGAGAGAATACGGCCCGATTGCTTCGCCAGATTTTTCGAGAAGGAGAAACGAAAGCTGATCCCTTCCCGCGTGGTGATGGTCAGCAAGGCGATCTTTTCGTCCTGGGAACTATGCTGCACTCCGATGCTCGTCGCCTCGAAGTTCCGCACCGGGAGACCGCGGACGGAGGATTTGGCCGCCGCGTCTATGCAATCCAGCAAATGATTGACGCGCTGGGCGCGATCATCGCCATTTGACGGATTCAGTTCATTGATGGCTGGATTCTTTGCTGGCATCAGGCTAAGGTGATGGCTCGTTCGAAAGCCCAACCTTAACCCAAAAAAAATCCCACCGTTAGAGTACGGTGGGAATGGTAGGAATGGTAACGACTTTTTTTAATTAGCCGTTTGTTCTACCTCTATCTCCCAGTCGCAGTTGAGGGCGTTGATTTTCAAATCGAATGTACCTGCGCCATGCCCATAACTAATCTCATCCCCAGCTTGTCCGGTATTAACCAATAGATCATCTGAGGCGCCTTCGCTCATCACATTTAAAAAAGAAAAAACGGCCGCATCACGCGGATGCATTTGCCAATGGATTCTCCAAGAGTCGCTGGTGACCTGGAAGGAAGGAGACCTCTGTGTTCCTGCACCATTGAAATGAGCGAGTGAGACCCACCGTTCGGTTTTTGGGGTAATTGGATAAACCGCAGGAGACTGACTGGGTTGCTCACTGAGGGTCTCACTGCGAGTATTTGCTTTTTCCAATTTTGACCGCAGATCATCGTTTTCAGATTTCAAGCGGCTGATCACATCATTTGAATCCTCAGCCATCCTCGCCTCGTTCTCTTTGGTCTTCTGAACCAAGATAGCTTCGGCCTTCGATTGATTAGCTACAGCCTGTAGCTGAGTTTGAAGATGACCGACCTCGACAACTATATCTGACAGTTGTTTCTCCTCGGAAACAGATGCGTTTATCAGCTTCTGATTCTTCGAAAACTGCCAAATGTTTCCAGCGATGCTTACCAGCAATAAGGCCGATAGAATGTAAATTTTTCTCATCGTTTAAAGCGTTAGTATTTTTCGATTTCCTTCTCTAGTGCTTTCGTGACATCGACCAACTGTTTGACCAATCTTCGTATCTCTGAGGATAGATGCGGTTGTCGATCCTCATTGAGAATCAGTGCGGTATTTTCCTCACCCATTAATAGGTATTCCATCCTAATCCTGAGAACCTTGGAAAGCTTATAAAGAGCATCTCCTCGGGGGATAGAACCGTTGAGCCAACCGCTTACGGTGGCCTGTGAGGAATTGGTTGCATCCGCGATTTGTGCCTGCGTGAAGCCCTGCTCCTTCATCTCGCGATCGAGAGTTTGAGCAAATATCGTTTTTCCGATATTTTTGTCTTGATTCATCGGTTTTCCGTTATCACAAAGGTGATGTTACGGGTAACAACGATGCAAAAGAAAGGCAAAACCACCACCGCCGGATCGGGGCGCACCAAGTTTCACGGGATTGTTGAACAAGCCGGGCAGCTGCGTGTGAGCCGTGGGCATCTCTGGCAAGTCCTCACCGGCCGTCGGCAGAGCAAGGTTTTGCTTCAGCGCTATCTGAAACTCACCCGCAACAGGAAATTCCAGCCATGATCAAAACAACCGTTTCCCATCTCCGCCCGGCCGATATCTTCACGCTGCGTCTTTCGGACGGCCGCGAAATCACCTCCTCGGCGGACAGTGTCCGCGGCCTTGGCGGCCTCATGAAGATCAGCTTCCGGGTCGGCGCTACCCGCAATTTTTCCAACGCCTGGCTCCGCGCCAGTCACCCCATCCAGATTTTCGCTCTCTTCTAACAGTCTAATGTCAGTACTTCCTCCAGCTCAGGTGCGTCGCGCGGCGGCGCATGCAACTCTATCCTTTGATTGGCTCGTCCCGGCCAAGCCTTGGTTCACGCCCCGAGAGGTCGGCAACCTGGTGGGCATGTCCGATTGCTTCATCGAGAAGCTGCTGGACGAGGGCCGGCAGATCGCCGGCCACGAATACAACGGCGGCGCCGGCAAGAAGTTTTCCAAGCGCGTGCCGCGCGCCTTCGTCATCAACCTCCTCATCAAGTCCGCGCGCTACGACGCCGAGACCAAGCTCGAAGCCTTTCTCTCCTGCCTGCGCGAGTTTTCCCAGCAGGAGCTCCTCGTCATCGCCGAGGCCGCCCGCAAGCACGCCTTCACCTCCTCCCGTTCATGAAAAACCGCGCTCCCGCCATCTTCTGCGGCATCCAGCAGGGATACGGCTACATTCCTGATCTAGAGCTCTGGACCTTGATCGAGCCGATCGCCGGCTATCCCGCCCACACGACACTCGCCCGCCAGACGATCGAGGCGGCCGGTTTCATCCTTCCCGCCGCGCCCGTTCCCGACGAGGCCGTCGCCTGATTTTTAATCCATGTCTTCATCGAAATCCTACGCCCTCTCACTCGTGGCCGAGACCAAATCCTTACAAAGTAAAGATTTGACCGGCCTCGTAAACGCCACCCTCCGCCAGTTCGAACTGATCCAAAAACTCGAAGGCGAAGCCGCCTTTCGCGCGATCTTCACCGGCTTGGGTCTACTCCAGGTTAAGACATCGATCAAACATGGTCACTTCGAATCCTGGCTCAAAAATCACGTCCCAAAAAGTCTTACCTCGTGCAATTTCTACATGCGCCTCGCGCTGGCGTTTATCGAAGAAACCCATGCGACGAAGGCCGAGCTGCTTGCCATCTCCGGCGCCTCTTTTGAGCTGAGCACGACCGATGTTGACGGCCGGCGCTTCATCAAGCGCATGGAAAAATTCGTGGGCGAGCTCTCGCTCACCGATCTCCTCATCAAGCACGGCATCCGCGGCGTCGGCCTCAAGTCCTCGCTCTGCGATGGCGCTGATGACGATGAGGCCAACCTCTCGCCCGAGGAGCAGTTGAAGCGCGCCCGCGAGCGCGTCTTCGGCGAGACCGCTGAGCACCTGCTCTCCCTCCGCAAGACGCTGACCGACACCTCGCGCCTCCAGCTCCTGCGCCCAAGTGAGTTGATCCGAATCGACAGCGAGCTCGCCGAACTGCGCCGCGCCATCGCCACCATCACCGGAAACGCCGCCTGAATTTTCCAGCCATGTCTCCCGCCACCCAATCTTCAACCGCGCCGGCGCCCACGGGTCCGGCTTTCCTTGCCGAGGTCACATCCGGCGAGCTTGTCGCCTTCACCAGCGGAGCGTTTTCCATCCCTCCGGCCGAGCTGGGCGACTTCTCGAAGCTCACCGAGGCCGAGCGCGAGCGCATCCTTCTTCTGCTTTCCTGCTTCCAGCGCATGGCCGGTGATGTCATCGCGCAGAGCCGCTCCCTCGCCCTCCAGTTGTGCAGCGTGCGCGGGTTCTCGGCCAAGAATCTCCAGTCGCTTTATTACGCCTTCCGCTCGCACGGCTGGCGCGCCCTGGTCCGCGCCTACAAGGGGCCGCAGGAAACGCCTGACGAGTTCCGCGCCTGGTTCATGGCGCAATGCGAGCGGAATGCCCGCAGCATCCGCGCCCAAATTGGGATCGTCTGCCGGCTCTGGCAGGCCGGCGAGCCCGTCCCCGGCTATGGCACCTGGCAGCAGTGGTTCGCGAAGGAATTTCCGGACCGGGACCTGCCGCATTCCTGCCCTGGCTACCCGCGCGGATGGAGTGAGCGCAACCTCTACACCCTCCAGCCTCCGAAGACCGAGCGCCAGCTGGTCACGCGCGGCTATGCTGCCGCGAAAAAATACCTTCCCTCGATCGTCCGCGACACCTCAAAGCTGCGCCCTATGGAGCTGATCGTGATCGACGATTTCGAAATCGACCAGTTCTGCGTGCATCACGATCCGGTTGCTGGCACGCGCCAGATTTGCCGCGTCGGTGGCCTGCTCGCGATGGATGTCGCCACGCGCCGCAAGCTCGCCCTCGGCATGAAACCGCGCGTCGAGAATGACCAGGGGATCAAGGAGGCCATCCGGCGCCGTGAGTTGCGCTACCTGCTTTTCTGCCTGCTCAGCGAATGGGGCCTGCCCCACGATTATCCCATCACGATCCTCTGCGAGAACGCCACCGCGGCGATCGAGCACGACCTGGAGCTGGCACTCGGCCGGCTTTTCGGCGGCCGCATCCGCGTCACGCGCACCGGGCTGATCGAATGCCGTACACTCTCCAACGGCTTTGTGCAACACGGCGGCAAGCCCTGGGAAAAGGGCTGGATCGAGTCCGGCTTCAACGCCATCTGGAACCTCGCCGCCGTGCTGCCTGGCCAAAAGGGCGCGCGCTACGATCGCAAGCCGGCCGAGCTCGCCGCCAAGGTCCTCTACACCGAGCGCATGCTCTCCACCGGCCCGCGCGGTCTCAACCTTTCCGACGACCAGGTCGCCGCCCTGAAACTGCCTTTCAAAAGCCGTGACGAGCTCTTGCAAGCCTACGAGGTCATCTTCGCCCTGATGGAGCGCCGCACCGACCACAAGATGCTCGGCTTCGAGCGCACGCAGCTCTGGCGCCGAAGCGAGGCCGAGCCCTGGCAGCCCTTCGAGCAACTCGCGCTCCTTCCGCCCGAGGAGCAGCTCTCCGTCGCCGTCACCGAACGGGCCGAGAGTCCGCTGGAGCGCTGGCAGCGCCTCGAAGCCCGTCCGGAGAACCGTCGCGACAAGATCGACGAGCACGTCCTCGCCGCGCTCCTCCTCCAGCCGAAAAAAGCGAAGCTGCGCAACGGCCGCGTCACCTTCACCCACCAGGGCCGCAACTACATCTTCGCCGATCGCCACGCCTACGCGCTCAATGAGCGAGAAGGCCAGGAGGTCCTCTGTTTCTTCGATGAGGCGCGGATGGATTGCGTACACGTCTACGACGCCAAGGGCGCGCACATCCAGACGATCCGCCGGCTTGGCGAAGCCGACATCACCGATCCGCGCAGCATCGCCGATTCCATCGCTACCGTGAAGGCAATCGAGAACCAGGCCATCGCCAGCATCCGCAGCCGCCACACCGAGGAGGCCGCGGAGATCGCCGGAATGATCCTCCACAACGAGACCGTCGCACCGGGATCGCAGCTCGATCCCTCGATTCGCCGCGCGCTCGGCCTCAATGCCGCCTCGCTCCATAAAATTTGCCCAGCCGCCGGCGCCGATGCGGTTCTGCCCGCAACTGCGGAACTACAAACAGAAATATCGGAAGGCTCGAAATTGCCCGCATCGGCCCCGGCTGGGCTTTCCCGCTCGCTCGAGCAGAGCCGCCAGGCCGGCCCGCTTTCGCCCGGCCACCTTGCCCAGGCCGCCGCGCTCGCCGGAGCGCACGCGGCCGTCGAGACCTCCCGCGCCGCCGCGGAAAAGATCGCCCGCGCCAACGAGCGCGCGATCGACCGCGCCGCCGCCGGGCTCTCCGCCGAGGAGATCGAATCCGCGCTCGGCCATGAGACACCGCCCGCGCCCCAGACCTTCACCGAGGATGAGATCGCCGACCTTCTGCGCGATGATCCTCCGCCACCCGACCAGCCTTAACCAAGGACCAATCCATGACTGACGAAAACAAAACCGAAGCTGCTGCTTCGTCCTCCGCTCGCGGCGTCAAGGGCGCCGAGATCGCGACGGCCGCCAGCGCCCACGCCCGGCTCAACATCCCGCTCAACCTTCAAAACTGGCGCGCGCTGCCCGCCGATCTCCAGGCGCTCCTGCTCTGGTTTCACCAGCACTGCCTCGACGAGGGGCTCAGCCTCAAGGAGGCCGGCGAGGCGCTCGGCTACGACACCAGCACGGTCTGGCGCATCCTCAAGGGCACCTACGAGGGCTCCTGGCCGAACACCGCCGCGCGGATCAAGAGCTACCAGCGCATCGCCAACGATCGTTCCGGCATCCAGCGCGCCAACTTCGCCGAGAACAGCATCTCTCGGCTTATCTGGGCCGGCCTCGACTATGCTGTCGCGAATAATTCCCTCACGCTCGTCGTCGGCGAGAGCGGCCAGGGCAAGACCCTCGCCGCCGAGGCCTGGCGCGACCGCAATAATCACGGCCGCAGCGTCATGGTCGAAGTCCCCCCGATCGGTGGTGCCAAGATGCTCCTGCGCTGCATCGCCGATGCAGTCGGCGTGAACAAGAACCTCGCACAGGACCAGATGCTCGAAGCCATCATCCGCGCCTTCAATCCCAACCGCATCCTCATCCTCGACGAGGCCCGTCGCCTTCTTCCCGGCGATACCCGCGGCGACGTCAATCCGGTTAAGCTGGAGATAATCCGCTACATTCACGACCGCACGAAATGCGCCGTCGCCCTGATCGCCACGCAGCGCTTCGACGACACGCTCAAGAAGCTCAGCTACCAATATGAGCAGATTCTCGGGCGCATCGGCCAGCCCGTGCGGCTTTTCCGCCGCATCGAGCTGAAGGATGTCCTTCCGATCCTCGGCCAGTATTTCAAGAAGCCCTCGCAGAGCCTTCTCGATGCGGCCGCGCAGATCGTCAACGAGCAGGGGCGCCTCCGCGTGCTCTGCGAGCTCCTCAAGGTCGCCACGCGGATTTCAAGCAAGCACCGCCAGGACCTCTCCGAGGAGCACTTTTTCAAGGCCGTCGCCCTTCGCCGGCAGATGATGGGCGAGGTCTTCCACGCCGCCAAATAATCCCGCCATGTTCGGCTTCATTCTTTACTTCACCTGGTGGGCTCTGCCCTCCGCAGTCTCCCTTATTTTTTTCGGCTTAATCGTCTTCCTCGCCGTGGTCGAGAGCGATGCCGAGCTCCGCATCTGGCCTTCGCTCGCCATCGCGGCCATGGAGCTCGCTGCGGTCATCTGGCTGCTCTTCTACTTCGCGCATCTTCTTTGGAGCTTCTGGAGTTGATCATGATCTTGCCACAAAAAGTCCTCCTGCGCTGCAACCGCCTGGCCATCCTCACGCTCGTTCTGAGCGATAACAGCCTCTTTCCCTGGAAATTCCAGGGCATCACCTGCGACGATCACGATCACCAGCTCTGGCGCGAGGATGGCCGCTGGCGCGATGACGGCTCGCATCATCCCCTCGACATCGTCGGCCTCGTCGATCCTTCCGGATCAGTCAAGGCCTATGGCGCCGCCGCCGGCCAGAAAGGTCCGTTATGATCGGCCGTCGCGACAGCACTATTTTCGTCGAGCGCAATTCCCGCGGCGGCTGGTCCATTCGCCTCGATGGTGATGACGAGCAGCTCGGAAATTATCCCTCCTTCTCCGCCGCCGAAAAGATCGCGCGGGCCAACTGCCAGCACGTCCTGGTCCTCGACGATCCATTCCTTCCCGCAATACCCAATCCCGATTCCGAACATGACTTCGCCAACCTCTAAAACCCGCGGATATGCCGCCGCCAAGCGCTACCTTCCGCACCTCACACGAAACATGACCTCGCCGACCTCTGAAACTTCCACTTCGCGCGCCATCACCTTGCTTGACATTCTCGCCCGCGATTATGCCGATGCCCGTGCGGTCCTGGCCCATCGCGTCGATGTTCTCCAAACTGAATTCGCCGCCGCTCGCATGCGTCTGGCTCCCGGCATCCGCTCCGCCCTGGCAAGTGCCAAGGCTGCGCAGGATGCCCTCAATCGCGCGATAGCGACAGAACCCAAGCTCTTCACCAAGCCCCGCACCTTCACGCTCCACGGCATCAAGGTCGGCTTCCAGAAGGGCAAGGGCAAGCTCACCTGGGATGATGCGCAGAATGTCGTCGCCCGGATCGATGCCGTCATCGATCCCGACCACAAAACGCGCGAGCAGCTCATCGAGACGACCGAGACGCCGCGCAAGGAAGCGCTCATGCTTCTCGATGCCGCGACGCTGAAAAAGCTAGGCTGTAAGATCGAAGGCACTGAGGACCAGGTCGTCATCAAGGCGGACGATACCGATCTCGACAAGGTCATCGAGAAAATTCTCGAAGATGGCGCGCAGGCCTCGACGGGGGAGTGATTCCATGAGTCTGCAACCAGCCATTCTCAGCGCCTGCCGGCTCACCGCCGACAAGGTCCGTTCACTCACCGGGCAGAGCGATGCAATGGCTATTAAAATGGACAAGCAGGCGATAGCGGCCCTGCGCGTGACCGCCAATTCGCTGTCCAGCTCGATCGCCACCTTCGACAAAAACGAAAAGCAGAGACGCGAATCGCTGCGTCGAATGATCGAACTCCGGACCGAGGAGGAATCACGTCTCTCGCTCAGTCTTCACAATGCGGTCGCCCAAGTCATTACGGCGATCGCTTCGCTCGATGCCATCCTCAAGGATTCCATCTCGGGCATCCGGCCGGTCGCCTGCAACCTGTCGGATGTCAACGCGGACCGCATCGTCACGGTTCAGAAAATTTGCGCCGACGCCTTCGGTATCGAATTGGCCGAGCTTCAATCCCGGATACGCTCCATGCCTTACGCGCGCGCCCGGCAATGCGCAATGGTGATCCTCTGCCGCCATACAAGGCTGACAACCGTGACCATCGGCAACGCCTTCGGCGGCTTCGATCATGGCACGGTTACGCATGCCAAGCGCACCATCGAGGAGCAATGCCTGACTGATCCGGCATTCAGGGATTTATTCGCGAAAATCGAGCTTCGCTGTCTGGAGGCGCTTAACGCAGAGCCGTCATCTGGCGCCGAAGAAAATTCACCGCGGCCTGAAGAGGATACTACTCGATGAAAAATTCTAAAATCGAGTGGTGTGATCATACCTTCAACCCGTGGATCGGCTGCACGAAGGTCTCCCCTGGTTGCCTGCATTGCTACGCCGAGAGCCTCAATCTCCGCTGGAGGAAAGGCGCCAACTGGGGCAAGGGCGCGACGCGGGAGAGGACGAGCGAGGCATATTGGAAAGAGCCGCTCCAATGGAATAAGGCGGCAGGGGAATCGGCACTATATGAAACGACCCCGGAAGGACTTAAAAAAATCCGTCCGCGTGTCTTCTGTGCCTCGCTTGCCGATTGGCTGGACGGCGAGGTGTCGATCGAATGGCTGGTCGACCTGCTGGCCCTGATCCACCGGTGCAACAACCTAAACTGGCTATTGCTGACCAAGCGACCCGAGAACTGGAAGCCCCGGCTTGCTTTCGCTCTGAATAACTTGACGACCTCTCAACAGGCCTCACCTGAAAACTTCCGCTTCATACAATGGATCGAGGCATGGCTCAACGGAACCCCGCCGGAAAACGTCTGGGTCGGGACATCCGTCGAAGACCAGGCGCGCGTCAACCTGCGCGTGCCAGAGTTGCTCATGATCCCGGCGCGCGTGCGCTTCTTGAGTATCGAGCCAATGCTTGGGCCTATCGATCTTATGAAATGGTTTCACCCGAATGGACGTTGCGGAGAATGTCTCGATTTGATCCGCGTCGGGCGGGAATATGTGAGCTGCCAATGTTGCTGTGAGGGTCCAGAACAAACACTAACACGGACGGATTTAATCGACTGGGTCATCTGCGGCGGAGAGAGCGGGCCAGGAGCGCGGCCGATGCATCCAGACTGGGCGCGCTCACTGCGCGATCAATGCCAGGCTGCCGGCGTGCCGTTCTTCTTTAAGCAATGGGGGGAATGGATTCCTTGGTATCGCGGACTTGAAATCGGCAACCGGCAGCAAGCGTTCGTCATGGCCAATGCGTCGAGATATATCCCGGAAAATTTCTCTTCACCGTTGGTGACGATGATCTGCGTCGGAAAAAAACAAGCCGGCCGCCTCCTCGACGGAGTCGAGTGGAATGAATTTCCCGTATGAAAAAAACGACCAAACAAGAGGACGTAATTGTCCGCTCAAAATCAGCCGGTGTTTTCGCCGGCTTTCTGAAATCGAGGAATGGAAACGAAGTCGTGCTCACCAATGCCCGCCGTCTTTGGCGTTGGTATGGCGCCGCCTCACTGAGTCAGCTTTCTGTCGAAGGCGTCTCCGATCCAAACAACTGCAAATTTCCGGTCGCCGTCCCGGAAGTCACGCTGCTTGAAGTGATCGAAATCCTTCCTGTCAGCGAAAAAGCACGCGCATCAATCGATGCCGTAAAAGTCTGGAGGGCTTAAAATGCCTGCCACTGAAAATTACGGTGACGGTGACGGTGACGGTTCCGGTTACGGTTCCGGTTCCGGTTACGGTTCCGGTTCCGGTTCCGGTTACGGTTCCGGTGACGGTTCCGGTTACGGTTCCGGTTCCGGTTCCGGTTCCGGTTACGGTTCCGGTTCCGGTTCCGGTTACGGTTCCGGTGACGGTTCCGGTTACGGTTCCGGTTCCGGTT